CCGTTGGTTAAAACGATATGCGACCGCATTGGTCAAAAGACAATGGGGAGAAAACCTTAAAAAATTTGGTGGTATACAGTTACCAGGTGGTGTCGTATTAAATGGTGATAAAATCTTTGAGGAGGCTATGCAAGAAATTGATGACCTTGAAAAAGATATGGAAAATAATTATGGTGGCGTTTTAGAATTCTTTATGAACTAACGGCACAATGGCTACTTCTCAATATTTTAATAACTATAATTCTCGCTTTCAAGAACAAAGATTAGTCGAGGATTTAATTGTCGAATCCATAAAGATTATGGGTTTTGATGGATATTATTTGCCTAATGATAACGATGTTGCTCGTGACCTTTTGTATGGTGAAGATCCAGTTAAAAAATTTCAATCAGCATTTCCTGTTGAGTTTTATCTATCTGAAGCACTCAACTATACCGGCGAAAAAGAATTCTTTTCAAAATTTGGTCTTGAAATTAAAAATCACACCAAAGTTATCGTTTCAAAAAGGTCATTTGCTCAACGAGTTCCACAGAATACATTTACTCGGCCAAGAGAAGGTGATTTGGTGTATGTGCCTTTTTTAAATGGTACAGGTGAATTATATGAGATTACCTTTACAGATCAAGATAAAGATTTTCATACATTAGGTCGTGTAGTACCTTATTTTTATGAATTGCATTTAGAGAAGTTCAAATTTTCTAGTGAACTTATTGCTACGGGTGTTCGAGAAATTGATGAATCAGCCTCACAAGCCACATATTCTATTGAACTCAATCTTGGTGTAGGAACAGGCAATTATCAGTATGGTGAAATTGTATATCAATCATCAGCCAATACACAAGCTAACGCAACTGCTGTGGCCATTGTACAATCATGGGTACGAAGTGCCAATACCGCTACAGCCAACACACTACTAGTATCTAATATTGCTGGTGAATTTATTGAAGGTGGTTCAATTAAAATTGTTGGCGCCACAAGTAATGCACAATATAGATTGTCATCATATGATCCACTCAAAGATTCTGTGCAAGATGATTCATATGATAATTATATTATTGAAAACTCTGCAAATTCGATTGTTAATTTTTCTGAAACAAATCCTTTTGGTAGTATCTAATGGCTAACATATTTTATAACCGTGCGCTTCGTAAATATGTAATAGGTTTTGGTAACCTATTCAACGAAATCACATTGGTTCGATACAATCCAGATTACTCAGAAGCGCAAAGAATGATTGTGCCAATTGTGTATGCACCAAAAGAAGATTATGTTAATCGTCTAGAAACTGATCCTATTTTAGACAAGAAAACACAAATTACATTACCAAGAATGTCTTTTGAATTACTTGGTTTTAACTATGATGCCAGCCGTAAACAAAACACCAATGTCAAACAATTTACACAGACAGCCGCAGGATTAATTTCACAATACAATCCAGTACCATACAATTTTGATTTCAATCTATATTTGTATGTAAGAAATATTGAAGATGGTACACAGGTTATTGAACATATTCTTTCATACTTCACACCAGACTATACAATGAAACTTAATATGATACCTGAAATGGGTATTATTAAAGAGATACCCGTGATTCTTAATTCAACAGCACAAGATATTGACTATGAAGGTAACTATGAAAGAGATACTCGTGTTATTATTTGGACACTTTCATTTACCGTCAAAGGTTATATTTTTGGTAAAATAAATGATTCTGGTACGGGATTAATTACTCACTCAATTACATCTATTTACAATCAAATTACAGAAGATGATATAGTTCAATTCACAATGAGCCCAAATTCAGGTATTGGTACATATCAAATTGGTGAAACGGTTTATCAGGGATTCTCTGCACCTCTTGCGATTGCATCAGGTAAAGTAGTTTCATTTAATAACAACTTATTACGATTAAAAAATATTAATGGTAATTTTGTTTCTAACCTACCTATACAATCCACAAGTGGCAGTGCTAATTATAAATTTACTTCTTTTAATCCTACACCAGATAAATGGGTACAAATAGATACAACACCAAACCCAGCAAATGCCAACGTGGCTTTTGCTAATACATGGACAGCAAATACGGTTATAACTGAATATCCTAATATATGAATGATTTGAATAAAACCTTGGCAGATGTTTTTGATATTGCACCAATACCAGAAGAAAAAAAAGAAAGACTTCCTACAGTATTAGTCAAGTATAATGAGCCTGATTTGAAACAGGACCTCACAGACGCCTATCAACAATCAAAAGAAAACCTACAAGGTATTATTGACCAAGGTCAAGAAGCCATGGAAGAAATACTAAACATTGCCAAAGCAGGCCAACATCCACGAGCATTTGAAGTGTATGGAACTTTACTCAAAAACATGGTAGATGCCAATAAAGAACTTTTGAATATACAGAAACAAATGCGTGATATGGATGAAGAAAAGAAAAAGAATGCTGGCACCAATATTGATAAGGCCATCTTTGTGGGTTCTACTGCTGAACTCAATAAACTCCTTAAAGGAAAAGAATGAAACTTTGGGTGAATGTTTGTTTTTATTATGTTGAAGAAAGATTAGAGCGGTTTAAACAAGTAATAAAAACCTTATCTGATATACCAAACATCAAACTCATTATTAACAGCAATGTTAATTTTGATTCTAGTTTACCTATTCATGTTGTAGATTTAGAACATCCATACTGGCACACATGGGAACATAAGAAGTATATGCCAGAGTTTCTTGAATCGGACTATACACACTTTGCATACCTTGAAGGTAACATTGAAGTAGAAAAGAAAACATTTCTTTACTGGAACCAAACTAGAAGTTTATTTTTAAAGAATAATTTAAATTTTATACCTGCCACTCACCGTGTTCAAAAAGATACAGAAGGCCAAGTATATTCTTTAGATTGTACACACCTACAAAGGCATCGGCCAACAATTACAGTAGAAGGTCAAAAGTTTATTTCATTATCGGATCCATATCAAGGTATGTTTATTATGGACAGAGAATTGGTGAAAGAACATATTAACTCAGATTACTTTTCTTTTGGCCAAAAAGGTTCATGGGGTATCCGTGAATCAGCCAATCTAGGCAATATGTTTGTAAACATTCCAATAGGATTTGGTCACAGACATATGTTACCACTAAATAATTTCTCCGACACATGGGTTACACACTTTGGTACCAACTACCATGATGACAAAAATTCACCTCATGCCAAAATAAAGATTGAACATCTATTTCAATGAACACTAAAGATTCGTACCGTGATAACCCCCTACTTAAAAAGGTAGGTGTTGACCATCAGTATACCAAAGAACAGATTGAAGAATATGTAAAGTGTTCTAAAGATCCAGTTTACTTCTGTATGAACTACATTAAGATTGTAAACGTGGACCAAGGCCTAATCAATTTTGATATGTGGCCATTTCAAGAAGAAATGCTTAATCTATTCAAAGATAATCGTTTCGTTATCACCAAATGTCCTCGTCAGGTTGGTAAAACTACCACAACAGTTGGTTATCTTCTTTGGTCAACTATCTTTACCGACTCTCAAAATGTGGCCGTTCTGGCAAACAAAGGTTCTTTGGCTCGTGATATTCTAGCCAAGTATCAACTGGCATACGAGAATTTACCACAATGGCTCCAGCAAGGCGTGGTGACATGGAACAAGGGTAACGTAGAACTAGAGAACGGGTCTAAAGTTATTGCGGCCTCCACCAGTTCCTCAGCAATCCGAGGTGGTTCGTTTAACATTGTATTCTTAGACGAATTCGCTTTCGTCCCAAACAATATTGCCAATGAGTTCTTTAACTCAGTCTATCCTGTAATCTCATCTGGTAAGTCCTCAAAGATTATCATTGTTTCAACACCAAATGGTATGAATTTGTTTTATAAATTATGGATGGATTCGTTAGAAGGTCGAAACAATTATAAAAACTTTGAAATTCATTGGTCACATGTACCAGGTCGTGACGATGCTTGGAAAGAAGAAACCATACGCAACACATCAGAACGGCAGTTTGCACAAGAGTTTGAAACTGAATTTTTAGGTTCGTCTAATACTCTTATCTCTGGTTATAAACTACAACAATTGAGGTACATGAACCCGATTGTAGAACACGATAAGATAAAAATTTATGAACATCCTATCAAAGAGGGTGTCAATGGTTCTCTAACCGACCACATCTATTGTATTTCGGTTGATGTATCAGAAGGTAAAAACTTAGACTCCTCAGCTTTCTCTGTGATAGATATTTCAACAACACCCTATAAACAGGTTGCTACTTATTCAAGTTCATCTATTTCACCCATATTGTTTCCAACGGTGATTGTCAATGCAGCTCGTTTATACAATGACGCCTATATTTTGGTAGAAATAAACAACAATCCACAGGTGGCAGATTTTATACATTCAGATTTAGAGTATGAGAACCTATTAAAAGTCTTTACTGGTAATAAGAAACCACAACAACTATCTGCTGGATTTGCTCGTGGTGTGCAGATGGGTCTAAAGATGTCACCTCAGGTAAAATCTGTAGGTTGTTCTAACCTCAAGACTTTGATTGAAGGTGATAAGTTACTGATTAATGACTTTGATACCTATTCAGAGTTAACCACATTTGAGCAATATAAGACATCATTTGCGGCTGCAGATGGTGCCAATGATGATATGGCAATGACTTTGGTGATTTTTGCATGGGCAACTACACAGAAATACTTCAGAGAAATAGTAAATCATGATTTAAGAAAACAGATTCAGTTGGAAAACATGAATCAACTAGATGAAGAAGTTCTACCTGCGCCCATTATAGAAGATGGTCTAAAGACTGATTTCATAGTGGAAGGTGGTGATGTATGGGAAGTGGCAGATGGTGGTGATACTTATGGAAAATACACTAGAGATTTCTTTAGGAGTATGTAAATCCTATGAATCATAAATATCAGTATGGTATTTTAACTGCCAAGAACACATAATAATTCAAGGAGAATAAAATGGCGTTTCAAATCTCTCCAGGCGTAAATGTTTCCGAAGTCGACTTAACAACAGTCATCCCTTCGATTCTAACTACGGCCGGTGCTTATGCTGGAAACTTCTCGTGGGGTCCAGCACGACAAGTCATTCTGGTTGACAATGAACTAACATTAATCAAATATTTTGGTAAACCAGATTCAAACTCAGCAATTTCGTTTTTTACAGCAGCTTCTTTCTTATCATATGGTAATAATTTAAGTGTTGTTCGGGCCGCAAACACTAATTCAAATAATGCAGCTGCAAATACAGCATTTCAAATTCCTAATGAAGAAGAATTTGAATATCTCTATTTAAATACAGATAACAACAATCTCTTTGGTGCATTTATGGCCAGATATCCAGGTGTACTTGGAAACTCTTTATCGGTAGCTGTTTGTGCCAATACGAGTTTGTTTAGTAGCTGGTCATATAGTTCTTATTTCACTTCTG